TTCCCACATTAGTGCTTGGTAAGGGTAATTTTGCGAATTTCATATCATCTTCGATTATAGGTACATTACCTTGGTGAAATAAAAGTAAACTCATATCGTATGGTTTATTGGTAAGAGTATATCTTAGAGATATACTCTTAGGTGACCTACTCACACAAAAATACCCAGCCTAAATGACCGGGTATATATGTAGTATGGTTAGTTCTCGATATACCTAACACTTATGTTACCATTGGCATTTACAACCAGGCCAATAAATATGTTGTCTGCCATTCTTCCTTCACTATATAAGGCAGCATCGAAATCTAACTTGGCCGAAACCTTTATTGGTATAGCCGGTACTGCTAAGGTAAAGGCGATAGGTTTGGTACTCGAAAAAAATCTGATGACTGGTATAGCTATGAAATCCATGGTATAACCAAAACCAGCTCCTACTATTTCATAAGAAACCCTTATGATGGGTATGATGGGTTCATCGCCTTCTTTACCATAACCATTCCGAAGCATTAGTTCATAGGCCTGGGAATTGGTCATTCCTTCTACTTTATTGAAGGTTATTTCACCCTCATCGGTAACATTGATTCTAAAAATTATCGGTTTCATATTTTCCAAGATTTGTAATACATTCTGTGAGTGAAATAATAACATGGCTTTTGGTGTTAAGGTCCTTATATACGCATAATAGTATTTCTTTTAAGAAATACTTTTACCATTAAACACATACAATACGGCTATGTTAGGATTCCATTCTCAAAACGTACCAATCATAATAGAAGAAGATGATATGAAATTCGCAGAAATCAAACTTGAGAACAACAAAACAACCGGTAAAAGCTGGGCATTCATTGGGTTTGTTACTGAGGAGGAGGTACTCTCCCGAATTGTAATGGACCTCATCTATGGTAGTATAGATGGTATTAAACTGGTAATGGACCTGACAGCTTTTAGAAATCCAAGTACTCCAAAAGGAACCCACATCGTAGGGTTTCCCTGTTACCATTTAGACTTTGACAATCAGAAGCTGACTATAGAGGTAAATAACTCCGGTATACAAATGCCAACAGACGACGGAGTACAGATAATAAACTACATTACCATATATGCCAATGGAAATTTAGATATCAAGTTATTAGATAGGCAATAATCCTAAGAGGGGCTCACTACCAAGGGTCCCTCTTATTGTGTATATACCTTGATACCGAAACGATGTCTTCAGGTCTATATCCCTTAAATTCATGAATACTATGTTAAAGGTTTTATTTCATATCCTTTTCTCCTTTATAGGATTCACACTTACATTGGGAATAATGGGTGGGGTCCTTTGCTCGTTGCAGAAACATTCTAGTAAATTATTACAAATAATAGGTGAGTTATTCATATTCGGAATAATTTGCATTCTGGTAGTCACTCTTACAATAGTTATAATTAAACCCTATGCCTAATCATGGAACAGAAAGAGAAGAATAGGATTATCCTGGAATGGATAACCAAAGCTAAGGATGTTTATGTAAATACCATTATTAATTGTGGAATGTGCAAGTCATTCAAATTGGCTATATTAAGGGATTCAGAATTAGAGAAGTCTTTGATTTGTATCTTACAGGATATGGGACATGAGTCAGAGATACTTGATGGTAAACTATTGTATAATCCTGAATGGCCTTTTATACTTATCCCTGAATTTAACTTTGAGTTCTTGGGTGGGGATAAAACTACTGAGGCTTATAGGGAAGTTCAAAACCATAAGTTGACCCTTCGAGAAATATTTTGGTGGAGTAAGTGGGATAGTGAAGTAAGGGTTAAGGCTTTTGATAAACTGATAGGGATATATAAGGCTAAATCATGAGCCTTATAATAGGAGCCAAAAAATATCCTGGAAAATTTTATGAAGAGCCTTTAGATGGGTTCTTCATTTTGTGTAGGGAGAGGGGGGATGTGGTTATGTGCCTATTCGGTAGGTGCCTTTCAGGAAGAGCTTAAGGAGAGGTTTCTTTGGGAGCTGGCAGTAAAAAGGTTTTGGTACCTTAAAGAGTCTTATCACGAGGTCTTCAAAAACATCTGGCAGTAAAAGGGGGCCACGGTGGCCCTATCGCAAAATTAAATTTTATTAAAAATAGGGGACAAATTTTGTCCCCTATTCGATTTTATTTACTTGCTTTCTTTTTCATTCATTGCAAGTAAGAAATTTTTGATTGTGTCCTTTTTTTCTGTATTTGCATTTGCATCGACGATACAATTTGCATTTATATATACTTGCTTTGCATATTCTTGCCATGCTTTTTTTAGTGCTTTCCTTTTTTCTATATTTTTATTGCTTGCAATAAATTCTGCTATGAACGTATCTAACTTTTTACGCAACTTCATTCGCAGATTCTTTTTTTCTTTGTCGGTTTTGCACTCCGCAAAAATTTCTTTACGATAAATCGACTTTCTTTCGCTGGTTGAAAAAATTTCGTTGCCGATTGCTAAAATTTCATTTGCTTTCATAGTAGTAAAATTTTTAATTGGTTTAACTTTTATTAGTTCTTTTCTGTATTACAAATATACAACAAATATTTTCAATTACAAAATTTTAGACCTAAATTTTGATTATATTTTCCTATAATAGAACCGATTAGAATAAATATTGCCTATTAGGGAATTAGGGTGTTAAGGTAGGTGGGTTTAATGGTAGGTTGAGTATAAGGTTATTGTTGGTGGGATGGTTTGTTGGTATAAGGTCTGATTGAAATATGGCCTTAGCTGGTGCCAGTGGGTACCTTAACTCCCTTGCTAAGGCCTTTAATGTTCCTTTTCATTTTCGGCCTTGGTCCTTGGGAATCTAGAACTATATAATTTTATAACTAAGTAAACTTATATTCCGTAAGTACTAAGTTTCTATGATATGCCCCTACTTGCAAATGGGAACACTTTATTTTGCATTGCACTTTAGGAAAATTTTGAATACAGGGTTGGGATTGGTGCCAAGAGGTGCCTGCATGGCCTATAATATAAAAGGCCTATAAGCCAAGCTACTAAAAGCGATATAAGGCCTTAACCATGTACATACCTAAAAGGCCCCCTATAAGGTAGGCCTAAGTTTAGGTTTAACCTGGGTTTATTCCAGGTAGGATATATTTAGGAGAATAAGCCCGTCGGCGATATTTGATGAGGTTATTCGGATAGAGCCCAGGTCCGAATTAAGTTCGAAGTTGAGTTTTTCGATTATGGGAGTTTCGAAGTCCCGGTCGGATTCCTGGTAGGAGGTATCCAGGATAAGGGAGGTGATTTCGGCCCCGTGGGCAGAATCGATGACCCAGTTGTGAGGAGCATAGAAGGAGAGTTCCTCGGGTTGAGGGAGAAGGTCGGTGAGGGTTTGAGCAATTTGGGAGATTGCAGGGAGTGCAGAGTTGAGCATGGAGAAGGTTGCAAGTTGGTTTTGCAGTTGGTTCTCAATTTGATTTTTAATTTGATTTGCTTTCATAATTGTAAAGATTAAAAATTAGTTATTTCTTTTTTGTATTACAAATATAATATAATTATACTATATATGCAAATTAAATATGAAGGCCTTCAAGTGGGCCTAAGGTTTATGGCCACTATAAGGCACCAGAGGGTACCCAGGTTGAATCCATAAAGGCCTTATAAGCTCATAAATAAAAAAGGCCTGGGTTGGCAGGCCTAACAGAAAAGAGAAATGAAAGCAAATAGGTGGGCCAACCCCCACCTATGCCAATGTCTCCATATAGGTTATATACATTCCCAAATCACTATCCGCAAAGGTTAATGCAATCCCAGCCCGGTTCGAAGTTACCATGGTAATCCCGTTACCAACTTCGTTTACCTTGTAATCACCTTGAACATATTCCTTGAATTGCTCGGTTAACCTACCGGTTAAATCCTGGCTTGCCTCGCATAACTTATCAATCCAATCGTAATCCTCGTTATACAGAGTCGGATTATATTCCAGGAACATAGCCTGAAACCAACTATCATCACTGCGAGGGTTAAACTCCTGGGACATACCCGGAATAAAATACGAAGCCCCGTTACCTGCCTCATAAGCCTTATCCTTAATTAACCCCTTAACCGATGCAATTAAATCAAATCTTTTCATAACCCTAAAATTAGTTAATTATTATTATACTGTATTACAAATATAATATAATTATACTATATATGTAAATTAAATATGAAGGCCTTTGAAGGTCATATTTTATCGACCTCCAAACCTTCCGGACCCATATTCAGGATATAACCTGCCTGAATTAAATTATTAACTACCGAGGGTACACATTTCTTAATATGCAACCTGAATTCCGATTGGCCCATATATCCCACGAAGTTATTCCTTGGAGTATTGATTGCCAATTCGGTTGAATGATGTTTGGAAATGATTTCCAGGGCAGTGGTAAAATCTTTAGAATTAAGCATGGCCTTAAATGTTTTGGGGTTTATTATTTATCTTTCTTTATGCAAATATAAGAATAATATATTATATATGCAAATAAATATTGATGGCCCTCATAAGGCCCAAGGCCATAATCCCAAAGGCCACTAAAAGCCAATCCTTATATAATATAAAGGCTATATTAAGGTACCTTAACCTACCATAAAAGGCCTTAAAAGGTACCTTAAATGTGCCCTAACTAAGCCTTAACTTGAGAAATCAAATCTCCAATACTCTATTCCTGGCATATCGATTTTAGACACCTGTTCCAAAATCCCCTAAAAGACTCGCATATATATATATATATAATATAGATTGTATTCTTTAGGGATTAGGATTAAGGCCCTTAAAGGCACCTAAGTGTACCAATGAAGCTATTCATTTATTCTCATGTATAGACAAGTAGAGTGGCCATAAGTCTCTTTATCGAAAAGGCCTTAGCTATTGGCCTTAATCTTGCCTTAAGAGACTTATGATTATATAATATAGACTTGATTAAGGTAAGGGTTTGGGTACCTTAAAGGCACACTTTAGGGCTCTCTTTGGGTCTTAGGGCCCTAAGTCTGGTTAGCTACTACGTATAGTAACAAAGATAGCTCCAGAGCTCTTAGGGTACACAGTGAGGCCTTAACCTTGCCTTAACCAAAATTTTTTCCTCACCCCGATTTTATGGCCCTTGGACTTTTTCGTCGTCCGGACCCGTATTACCGACTGCTTGTTAACTTTTGCCCTATCTGAACACACAAATAAAGGCCTCTAAGATAAAATCCAACCTTAAAAGCCTTATATGATTGATGATTATAAGTATATGTATTTATATATTAAGGATTGTATTGATATTTGGGATTTTTCTTTGGTTGGGGTTGGTTGGGTATTAGAATCCTGGCTTCAGGTTGAGATGCCTTAATACTTCCCTTAGTTCGGAATCTGTATAAGCCTTTGCCTTTTGGATTGGGATGTTGTTATGGTTTGAGGCTATGATGATGGCCTTTTCTTTTGATACCTTAATTGATTTTCTTTGTTTCATAGGTTATTATTTGGTTGTGGGCATATCTTCTTTTTCTACCCAGATTTTATCTATGGTGGTTCTATGGAACCTGCCTTCGGTATTTAGGATTATGGCCATTTGATAACCTGAACCACAGTGCCAATGTTGGATATATCCCTTGTATACAACATCAGTGTAAAGCCCAGTATCTTCATCCCTTTCTTGACTGGTGTAATGTACTAAAATGTCTTTCATAGCTTTATTTGGATTTAGGGTAGAACTTATTCTTGAGAGCGGTGTAATTCCTTGTAGAGTTCAGATAACTTTGCATTGAGTTGATTCATTGAGAGATCTCTTAATTCTCTGGATTCAGTGCATTTCATAGTATAGATGATTATGAGTAATAAGTATCATCTGCCCAGTTTTCTCCTACGACATCCTGGATGTTTTGGATTTTCTTCTGGGATTGGTAGGAAGTTCTTTCCATTACAGAAGGTATAGCATCCTCCTCCCTCTTCTAAGGGTCTCTGACATTTTGTGCAGATATGGGTTGAATTGGATTTAGGTTTCATGATTAGTATTTTATTTGGATGATTACCCAAGAAACTATCAGTATTACAGCTACCAGGATTATCCATTCCAGTAATGCTTGCAATAATAACTTAAGTGTTTTCATATCCAGTTATCTTTAAGTTACTAGATTGGGTAGTAGCAGCGGATAGAAATGATACCCCCGTGATTGCGGATTACTGATACTTCTTCGTATTGGAAATAATCCAGGGAGTCGGAGTAAAGGCCGAAGACTGCTTCCAGGTCTCCCTTTGAACCTCCGAATACTTCGGTACCCGGAGCCGGTGTGAAGGTGAAAGTATGATGACCACCATACTGATTGTTTCTGGTCTCTATCTTAGTGAGGAGCATACCATATCTCCGGAGAAATTCCCTGAATGTGCATTGGAAATACATTTCGGGGTCTGTCATGCCTTGTCTTTTGCACCATCCGTGAACTTTCTTCAGGAGGTATAAGTAATTGTCTGGTTGTTTTTTCATGGCCTTAATTTATTTAATTAATTATTATCTTATTTCCTATATACAAATATAGCAAATATTTTGTAATTATGCAAATAAATATTGAAGGCCTTTACCAGCGTTCGTCTTCGATAGTGATGCGAATGTGGACATTTTGTTGAGGATGCTCCTTTAACCATCTCTCAATCTCTCCAGCCCTTTCGAGACTGTCTATATAATCTGGAGCTAAAGCCTTAACTGTTTCATAAGGTAAGCTCCCATCGGGATTTATCCAGGGTTTAGCAGGTGGCTCTTTTACCTGGTTTTTATTCTCGATTACTGCCATAATAACTACAATCAGAACAATGGCAATAGCTAACCACATGAATATGATTAGAGTACTGCCTTCTGAGTTTTTGTCTTGAGTTTTCATGAGACTTTATCTTTTAGTTGAACATTGTGAGCTGACATGAGTTCAGCTTTTGACATGAACTCTTTCATGTGACTCTCTTTAATGAGAGTGAGTACCTTCTCTACTGTCTTGGTGTTGACCATCATGGTAGGAAGTATCTTAGACATTTTAGGTAATCCATCTTTACCGGGTTCCAAGTCCTCGATTAACTTTATCTCCGTTTCTGGGTCTAACTCCAATATGTACGGAATCAATTCAAACATTTTCATAGTTTTGACTTTATGATATCCCTGATACCTATTAGTTTTAACTTTTGTTCAGGGGTTAAACCTGGGTCCTTCATTGCTTTGTTGACTTCAATATATAACTCCTGCATCTTTATTCTATAGAGAGGCCCTTTGATATGTTTACATACCCAGTTGTATTCTCTACATATTTTATTAATTGAACTCATGCCCTGATGGTTATTACTAATCCCAGGTTACAGCTCCCCACCAGTACTTCATCATCCCCGGTAGAGAGAATCTCCTTCAATTGTGTTAATACCCCTCGGAAATTCATCCGAGTTGCTCCTTCTGATTCATGGAACTTGACCAAAAGAGTATGCTTATATGACTGAGGAATGCTGTCCTGGTCATATTTAATCTCTACTTTATAATCGTAGAGTTCCAGCCCAAGTCGAGAATCCAGTTCTTCTACCATTTCAGTGTAAGTGTCCTGGATTGCTTCCTTGATGCAATCAACCTCTTCCTCATAAATCTTCCCTAACTTGTAGGACTCCTTGAGACCCGTAAGCATAACCTTTTTATAATCTTTCATAATATTAGGGTTTATTTTATTTCTTTATACAAATATAGATATAATATATTATATATGCAAATAAAACTTCCAGGTATCTATGGGTGGGGATAGATTCTAGAAACTTTATCTCCTATTTAGGTCTAGTTTTATTAGTAAAACAAAAAAGACCTCTAGAAAAGAGGTCTAATGGTTCTTTATTTATTAAGCCTTAGCTGGTATGGGAGCCAGTCTGTAGTAGATATCTTCTCTTCCGGATATAAGGGGATGTTTTAACAGCTCGTATTCCAGGGCTGAAGTATCTGGGAACTCTATGTGGATACGTATACCAGAATATATTTTCCACCCCGGCCTATCTTCGATATCACCCTCAAATAAGCTTATGATATCTATCTTTACCCT